GTCTGTAATTTACATGGAGTATTGTTCCGGTGGAGATCTTACAGACTGGCTCTCAAAGAAAAGAACCCTGAATGATGGTGTCATGCGTCATATTATTTCAAGCATTCTCAGAACATTATACAAGATTCAGAAAAAGTATCCATATTTTCGTCACAATGATTTACATATTAAAAATGTTTTCGTCGCGGACAGAGGTTTCCTAATTGGAGATTTTGGGTGGTCTCGCCTTTTAGAGAACGGGACCAATCCAGCCGTCAACACGGCAAATAGAACAAAAACTGCGTCATATTGGGGTGTTGGTCCCAGAACTGACATTAGGTACGACCAGCATCTTTTTCTGAATAATATGCTCATGTGGATAAAGGATAATAAGGGTCAAACTCGCTTTCCAAAAACCATGGCATTTTTGAACGCAGCCTTGCCAGATGGATACCGAGGTGAAAAAAGTGCATATGTGAATGAATCGCGACTCATATATGGCAAAACCTATCCTGGTCTTCCTTCACTTTTCAAACTTTTGCACAATAGATACATAACATCGCATCCTATAACACAACTCAATTTGATGAATGCTCGCAGCCGGTTACGCAAGATGAGAGTCATTAAACGCAAGACAATTTCACCGGTCCGAGTGAGAAGCCTGACGCTTAAAAAACGCAAGGCGACTCCTAAACTCCGGGGCGGTAGCGCACCCAGTCGGCTTGCAACCGGTAAAAAACTCTTCAAACCACGCAAGCTTTTACCAGTCGTAGTCGCGAAACGCACTGCACCCCCTCCACGACCCATAGTCAGGGTGAATCGTCGGATATCACCCGTAAAATTGAATAGTAATTACGAAAAAAGTCCCGCATCAGGACGACTGAAGATTCAGGGTCCCAGTGGACGCATGGTTTATGCAAATGGCTCAGCTATAACTATAAGTTACCTCTTAGAGTTGGCGAGACGGCGCCGAGTCAACGTGTCAGGTATCAGTAACAAGAGGGCGCTCGTCTCTAAAATTTTTAGAGTGTAATACTAATGAAGCTATTGATCGTTGTTTTCCTTGTTGTGATTTTGGTTCTTTTGCTGATGAAAAATCAGTCATTGTTTGGCGGAGATAATCGCGCAGTTGCTGATAAAGGAAACTTGATCGTGTACGGATCAAAGACGTGTCCCTGGTGTGTCAAGCAGGAGGACTACTTGACAAAGATAGGAATGCCTTATAATTTTGTTGATTGCACCAAGACTCAGTGTCCTAATTTCGTGGATGGTTTTCCAACTTTACTTTTGAATAATCAGGTTATGAACGGATACACTGAGCTTGGTCCTGACCTCAGCTATCCCGCGCCTGCTAAAACTCAATTGCCTTGAGACTTAGAACTTGTACATAGCCAGGGCAACTGAGAGCACGAAAGTGTGCCACAGAGTGTCCACTGGCTTGAGGATGCTGATGTACTTGACCAGGGACTCGTTCCACAGATAACGCAGCAGGAAGGTGATCAGCACGATCCACACTGAGATGGCGATAAGGTTATAGATGAGCTCCTCACGAGTCTTGGAACCAAGGATAGAAAGCATCTTATATTAGATGTAGAAAAAAAAGAAACTAATAATAAGATGGTAGAGTCCAAGCTGGAGAAGGGAATAAGAATTTTAAAAATTCGACAAGCCATGCTGAAGAATGGGATACCTATGATTAACTGGCCCGCCTTGCCAAGGTACGACACCGTCAAGAACGTTACCCGAAAAGGCAAACGCAACCCTTCTGCTCCCAAATACACGTGGGCTCCCTGGGGAACCAAGGGAGTCGTTCACGACAACTGTTACGATTATGCTCTTGGATCATACTCCGATAAGAGAACTGAGAAGAGCGTTCCTGGTATAAAAGCGAAAATATCTTCAAATAATATGAAATTTACAACGTGTGAAGGTATATCAAAACGCGTCCTGGCTGATAACCCCGACACTGTCAAATTACTGAAAAACCCAAATGCAAAGGCACCCCCCGGATACTACAAGGTGATGTGTTTCGTAGCCCCATCGAACAATTTTGGAAACTCTACGGGTGATTTCCATTGGTACAAAGAGATTAGCGGGATTCGGTACAGAACCCGTCCTGGGGATACGCTTCCAGCCCTTGCCAAGTTTTTCCACGTCACACCGGCAGTCATACGGACAGCGCTAACAAAGGCGACCACTAGCTCTAATAAGAATGACGGGCGCGTTGCCAATGACGAAGAAGAATTGCGTGTTTTGAACAAACAAGTTAAAAATAACAAAACCGAGCGTTTGCCTCAAGACAAGGTTTTGGATTTCCCAGTGGCTCTCTGGAGTCACAAGACGGGATGGGCTGGGGGACCTCTGATTGTTGATGCGTCTGGAAAAACAATAACAGATCCTCGTAAAGCCGACCGTAATTATAAACCTGGTTTTCATTATACCAAGTTTTGTGCGGCGTATATAGTCAAGAGGGGAATGGCAACGACGGGTAACAACGCTAATCGTCTTGGTAAGGTGTCGGCAACCCAAGCTCTGTTAAGATTGTTCTGAGATCTTCAGTGGGGTCAATATCAAAATGAATATCAGTTAACATTCGTCCAGTATTATTTGGTAAAATTGAACGAAAATCTAAACCAAACCCTTCCATAATTGAATTTACATTTTGACTCAAAAATTCAGTTATTGAAAGAGCTCCGTCTCCCGTTTTTTCGATGATGAGCCTGCATCTATAGGTTGGCACATCAAAGGGTACTCGGCACATGGGACATGTTGGGTCTGGACCTCGGCAGCTGGACTTCCAGCGTTCGAGGCACCTCGTGTGAAATTCATGACCACACCCCAATTTGCGAATATTGTGTCGATTACTCATACACGAGAGACACACGGAACACTGGGGTCCGCTGTGCTGAAAGCATCGCACCCCATCTTCCTTGACAATTTGTCGACATTCCCCTCCTGATAAAGTTTGTGCCCCACATCGTGCCATTAATTTTAACAAAGTATTAAACTGTGTGAAACTTAACGCCGCCTCGCCCGAGCAACTTCGGCTTCAAGAGACTTTATGGCGTCACGGTACTTCTCACGCATATTATCCTCGACATTTTTGCGAAATACTATCATGGGATCATCATCCTGTTCCATGCGACACTGGGGACACTCGATACTCGTCTCAAACCATTTAATAATACATTTCGAATGAAATACATGTTTGCATTTCAGTTTTTTGTCTGACCGCTTGGTCGCCTCAAGACAGACGGCACATGTTTGCGAAAGGTGTGCAGTGCACTTCCCGTCCTCGACAGCCTTTTTCATACACTTTTTTCCCGAAAGAGTTATTGACGAACAATTCATTTACTGATAGGTGCTTACAAATTTCCTCATGAATTTCTTCCACAGAGCGCTCTGCGTTGATAATAATGACTTTACACGGTGCATTTCTAATCAAATTCATATATTCAACGTGAAGGTCTTTGAGATACTGGAGAGTGACGCCCGTGTCGCCTGCCTGGCACCTCGCCTGAATATGCTTGTAGCATTTTTCGGGGGTTTTAGTCAAAAATATATAGAGGTCTGGGAACCATTCGTATTTATCATAAAATTTGGAATATGTGTCGTCTTCCATGCGAGTCGCTGTACCGTTTTTCATGAGGACCGGCCAAAACACATACCGGGAACTCAAGAGAGATCGCTCGTAAATGACGTGATTGGACGTCTCGATAGGTTGGAGCGTCTGGAGAAGAACCATGTGAAAGTAAAATGCCCACCGTTTCTGATCTTCATAAAACTCCTTGAGAGGCCACTTGTCCAAAGGTTCCTTCTGGATTATCCATCCCTTCTTTTCTAGCAAATCGAGTTGAGTCGTTTTGCCAGAACCGATATTACCATCTATGACGATGCGGCTCATATTTATATTACTTTCCAAGTTCTTAACTAAACCAGTCGCGCAGCGACTGTACGTCCCACGGAACAGTTCCTACGGAACTGACTTAACTATTCATTCTCAACGAGAACAACCACCTTTCCTGTGCGGCACGCGGCGTTCTGGAGGGGCAGGTTAAAAGCCTCGGGACCCTTAGCCTGGAGGAACTGACGGTACGCATAGTTATCCTGGTACGCGATACCATTCTTAGCCATGATGATATCATTTACAATGTTAGTCGAGTCGAAGGACGTGAGACAACGGCCATCAGCCATACCAATACGGGTAGACATTTGAGATTACATTATATTTTATTTCCCTGTGTGCGCTCCAGTACTGCTACCCAGTCCTCGAACTTGGCTCCCAGGATGGTGTCGAAAGTCTCCGCCACATTCACCGTCTTGACATAGATGTCTGGGTCTCTCAAATTTTGGTTTAAAATTGAAAATGCCTGAGCAATCTCCTGTAGAGTCTGCGCCCCGGTCACGATAATCTTGCCCGTGCTGAAGATGCTGGCGGTCACCTGCTTCATATCTGGTCCTGGAACAAACTTCACCTTGACTGCGCTGTACCGGTCGGGGTCGTAGGTGACGCGAAAAGGAGGGTGCGACAGCTTATGGATAATCTTGTTCAAGTTGACAGAAGAATTGAGAGAAAAATTAGTGTTGATCATCTTGACTGATACCTCATCCACCGGGATGTCATGATCACGACCGAGAACAACCTTCAAAATAAAGGACAGCTGACCCAATATTCTACGACAGTCAAGGAGATCCGAGCACCCAGCTACCTGGATAGACCCGTTCGGGAATATCTTGATAGACTTGCGAGAATATGCGTCGCGGTACCCGATGGTCACTTGGTTGTAAAATGCAGTGTCAGACATACGCCACTCAAATCCCCCAAACTTGGACCCCTTGCGCCGAACAGTAACCGTCTCAAGTTTCTTGAAATTCTCGCGAAACTTGGGAAGATCGATATCTTCCAGAAATTTAGAACACATGGTGATTGTCGTGATCCGGACCCATGACGGATCTGGAAGACCGTCCGACCGTCCAGTGAGTCCCTTGTGAATCTCTGAAAGAGAACGAATGTAGTCGAAAGTGTCCATAGTAGTTGTCTTGTTTATGTGTACTCAACCTTAACCCTAACTTTGACATGACACGAAAATTTTAACGCCACCGATCGTACGGTTCGGGCGCAAACGCTGCCGGGCGATTTGATGTAAAGTAAGACCTCCTATCTCCTTGATTAGAACAATTTTGAACATTTTGCATAGCTGGCATAATTTTTTCCATAAATTGCCTCTCATTGACGCCATTTGGAAAACACCCATTATATCCATTTAAAGCAGGACCGGGCATATAAGTCCCTGAAGGACACTGCTGACTTTCTGGGACAACCTTGAGACCCATTTCGTCTATTTGACGAACCAAGATAGTAAAAGCTTTTACACAGTTGGGTCCGGCTTGTTCATAAATGTCCATACCTCCGAATGCAGCTGTTATATTTCTTACGTTTTGAGATGGTCCCTCTGACATTGATGATTGGGTGCTAATAGAAGATCCCGCAGATCCAGATGAATATCCTTGGGGTCCGGGAGGACCAGCAGTTCCGGGAGGTCCGGGAGGACCAGCAGTTCCGGGAGGTCCGGGAGGACCAGCAGTTCCTGGAGGTCCGGGAGGACCAGCAGTTCCTGGAGGTCCGATTGCACCGGCAATTCCTGCGAGTCCAGCAGGTCCAGCAGGTCCGGGGGGTCCAATAGGTCCAACAGGTCCGGAAGATCCAGAGCCCATTAATATAGTACTTTAATTTATTTCTTAGCAGCTTTCTTCACAATCTTGGCAAACTTTGTTCTGAGAATATTAGCCTTGATAATCTTCCTGTAATACTTTTTCTTCTTCTCGTCGTTGGGGTGGATATTGTGCGTCTTGGTAACGTTATGTGCCACCAGAGAAATCAGTTTCTGTTTCTTGACTGCGTTAATCACACGGTTCAGCTCTGCGACCCGAATCTTGAGAGGCTTTCTTCTCTTTTGAGAGGCAGGAGCTGCCGCTTTGCGTCGGATAGTGGAGGGCTTCTGGGACAGTGTATTCAGTCCGTGAAGAACATACACGGCGTTATTTGGACCACCGAGTTTCTGAACAGCCTGAACTGCGGTAGGACTTGCACCCTTGATATTCACGGCTTTAGTGGCATTTCCATTCGTCTCATTAAGTGCCTCTGCCGCCTTTGCAACCTCAGTCGCCCCACCAGGCACACTTGCAACGGTATTCATGGCTGTTCTTACACCTCCTGCGTTTGTGATGGCATTCTTCTGGTTCATTGGGAGAGCGGCTGCAGCTGCGTTAGAGTACTCAGAAGGTCCCTCTGGGCGCCTCCGACGCACCCCCTCGTTCCCGTAGCTCCGTCGTCCCTCGTTCCCGTACATCTCACGCCGACCGTACTCGTTCCCGTAGCTCCGTCGTCCCTCGTTCCTGTACATCCCACGCCGACCGTACTCGTTCCCGTACTTCCCACGCCGACCGTACTCGTTCCCTCGCCGACCGTACTCGTTCCCACGCCGACCGTACTCGCTTCGGGGAGTTCTATTGTTTACTCGCAAGTTTTGAACAGCGCGATTCCCCTCGACTCCCAGAGCACGCGTGAGGTTCCGGTTGTACAACAGACTCAGGGCAGGTCGAATATTTGTGCGCAAATTCTGAAGACGACGCTGTGCCACGGCAGCATTACGGTTCTGCCCAGCATTCCGAATCTCCTCGAGTGTACGAGTCTTTACAATGTCACGCGCCTTGGACCCTGGTGGATACTTTTTCAAAAGTTCAGCCAATTTGCGTGTCCGAGCAGTTGAAGACATCTTCGAAAATCTGGTCGAATAAAGCTCATTGAAAACTTCATTCGAGTTTATGTTGACATTTGATTGAGTTCCATTCACCTTGAACAAAGTCTTGTAAAGTGCCGTGAGTTCGGCGAAAGCTGCAATAGCCTTTTTCTCAGCCTCAATAGCTTCGAGACGCGCCTTGGCAGCAGCAGCCGCCTTGTTCGCCTTGTTTGCGTTCGAAGCCGACTGAGCCTCACGAACCGCCTTCAAATAATCAGCTGCCGCCTTCTTTGTCGCCTCTGAAAGCGCACTGAGTGCTTGTAAAAGTTGAGCAATTTTGTTCTTTGCATTTTGATTTGCAGATGCTGGTTCAGCCACCTCACCTTCTTGCGAGACGAGCTTGTTTCCGCGATGGAAAACACGTACAATTTTTCCACGAACATCTATGAAATATCCCTTGGCAGATGAATACTGAACAGCGACACCGTTGATAAACTGAGGAAGGTAACTGGATGGATCAAGCACGAATGATCCAAGTACTGGGAATTTAAGGCGACCCCCAAAGAGTTTGCTGAAAAACCCTCCAAAACCTGCGCGTCCCTCTGCCTGCATCAAAGGTCCAGTGGTGTTTGCTGGCTTCAAAGGTTCAGTGGTGTTTCCTGGCTTCAAAGGTCCAGTGGTGATAGGCGTGGTGATGAGAGCCACCAATTTGTTTACTAAATTTCTTGATGATGAATCCTGAACAACTGCGTTAATCTTGTTGGGTGCGTGACCAGCGGCAGCAGCGGCACCAACGGCTTCAACTGCAGAAGTTATTTTATTCTGTGGAGACTTTGTTAAAATATCATTCACAGTCTTTGGGTGCACCTGACCCTTGATAATTGCCAAAATAGAGTTTGAAAGTTTCTTGTTCAAGTACTTGGGTGCAAGGGTAGTCATCGGTACATTTTTGTTACCACCTGACTCCTTACTGACAAAGCGCGGCGGTCCCTTGAGAGACTGAGCCAAGATATCAAGCACTTTTTGAACCACTGCGCTCTTGTTGTTAGACTGCGAAAGGGTGGTTATTGCAGCCTCGGTCACTTGTTCACTTGGCTTGATGCCCTTTTTGATGAGACCCATGATTGCCTGTGCAAGTTTTGTCGCTTCCATTTCAGACGCAAGTTTTGCTGCTTGCTGATTTGATGCAGCTGCGAGAGCCACCTGATTCGCGAGAGCATTTCTTCTGGATGGTCCAGCCGATGATAAAGCCTGAGTCCACAAATTGTGTCTCCTCACGCTCATTACTATTACAGACCAAGACAAAATTTGGAGACCCCGGAAAATTTCGTGTCATGTCGTCAGCTGGGTTCGAGCCCACCCCAGAGAATCAAACAACCAAAATGTCCAAACTGCTCAAAACTCGTCTGATTTCGCCTTACCAGCACGATGGAGTCAAGTGGATGACGGCGCGCGAGACTGCGCCTGATTATCCTGGCGGCTTTTTGTGCGATGAGATGGGTCTGGGAAAGACGGTCCAAATTATCGCCACAATGCTCATCAATCTCCGCCCAAAGACTCTTATCGTGGTGCCAAAGTCAATCGTCGGTCAGTGGGTTTCTGAAATTCAGCGCTTCGCGCCGAGCCTGACTGTCTATACGTACAACGGTAACAAGCGGGAAATGCCTGACTCCTCTAAGCCGTTTCCTAATATCATTGTGGCTCCTTATTCGGTACTCCCTCGGGAGATCTGTCCTCTGACGCGAGTGAAATGGGACCGCGTTATCCTTGATGAAGGTCACGAGATTCGCAACCCCAAGAGTAAGACCTACATCGTCTGCAAGATTTTGCAGTCTGATATTCGCTGGATCTTGACCGGCACACCCGTCTTCAATTCTATGCGCGACTTTGTGACGCTGGCGGCTTGGCTGGGAATTCCACGTGATTATGTGCAGGGCTACACTGAGGATATCCGCAAGAAGTATGTTATGCGGCGCACCAAGGTGGATTTGGCTCAGCACAATAAGCGTCTGGAGTTGCCCAAGTGCGACTTTGAGAATTTGGAGCTCGAGATGTACCCTGAGGAACGTGATCTTTATTCCGAGGTGTTTGGCTACGGTCAAGATGTGGTCCGGTCCGTCATAGGGATGGCGAATGTGAACTACCGCCAGATGGAGCTTCTGGAGGCACTTTTGCGTGTGCGGCAAGTGCTGTGCTTTCCGCAGCTTTACCTGGACGGCATGGCGCGCAAAGAAGAGTCGGATCCGGTCCTGTGGGAAGGACGCTCCAAAAAGATGGAGACTCTCATGGAGCTTATCCAGACCCATCCCAAGGAAAAGGCGCTCATCTTTTGCCAGTTTACCGGAGAGATGAATGAGATTCACAAGAGGCTGTGTGATATCGAGCTGCCGGTCATGCGTATCGACGGCTCGGTAACTGGTGAAAACCGGGAGAAGCGGATTGCTGAATTCAAGACGGGTTTGTCAAACTCAGTTCTGCTTATCCAGATCAAGGCGGGCGGTGTGGGTCTTAACCTCCAAGAAGCGACGCGCGTCTATATCACGACCCCGAGCTGGAATCCTGCGACGGAGTTGCAGGCTATCGGGCGGGCGCATCGCACTGGGCAGCTCAAGCCGGTCATCGTGCGGAGACTGGTGTACACGGGCGACGACAGCCTCCCGAGCGTCGAGATGAGCATCATGAATCTGCAGGACGGCAAGGCGAAGATTTGCGCGGAGATTTTGAACGACCCGCGGCTCGAAACTGTCATCCCCAACATCCCCAAGACGAAGATTAACGTACAAACTTTGAAGAAGATTTTCGCTGTGTAAATAAAATATCATTACTTAGTAAAATGACTGTCGGCACGCGCGCTCAAGTGTACCACGGAAACGCTACCGAGACTGCAGGCGGTCTTACCAAGAAGGACCTCAAGAAGGACCGCAAGTCAGGTGAGCTTGTGTCCAAGGCAAAGTCCAAGGATGCGAAGACCAACCCATGGATCAAGGCTGTCCAGAAGGCGAAGAAGGAGCTGGGCATCAAGGGCTTTGCGCTGGTCCAGGGACCCCTGCTTACTCGCGCGCGCGCAATCTACAGCAAGTAAATAATTTTCACACCTTAAATTAATGAGCAATAGAGAAAATTTACTGCGTCTTTTATTTAAAGTAAAATCCAAAAACTCAACTGTAACTAAAACTAAAAAACTGAATCGCGATAAGCGCTGGATTTACGAGAATAACCGCGGTCTTCTCTTTATTTACAATATGAATAACCGGTTAAAACCGGTGAATAATCGTAATGCAGTCTACAGGAACAACGGAAAGCGTATTGTTCCAGTAAGACCCAATTATTATTACGGTTCATCTACTAGTTACGTTGCAGCCAAGTCGGGTGGGTACCGCGTCCCACCCCGTCGTCGGCGGCGGGTTTAAATAAATGCGCAGATTCCCTTTTTGAGTGGTGGCTCCTCAGCAAAAACCTCTCGTTTTGGCTCCTCAGGTCCCCCGTAATATTTCACCTGATAAGCACGTACGGTAAGTCCCCAAGATCCCCTGAAAAAATAATTAGACTCGATATCAATCAAACAGGACAGATCACGCCCCTTGAAGAGCCCCTCTTCAACTACGGGCGTGACCTGCTTTGAATTTTCATCAAAAATATACGTCGCATCATCCACCTTGATGCGTAGGGACGCCCCGTTATCTGTCAATTTTATATTAGAATTGAAGGGACCCTGGGGACATATCTGAGACTCGAGGTCTTTCCACCACTCAATGAATTTTGGATCAGAAATATCAATCTGAAAAGACTTGTAAGCAGATACTCCCCATGTACACTTACCGCGTGGTATCTGAAAACGCATAGGTCCCGAACCGAGGTTGTACTTCCAGCGCCCCTCCTCCTTCCCGAATTGTGACCAGTCTATATTCATCCTATCAATTTCATTCCAGAATACCATTATAAATAAAATGTCTGATATTTTTAAGTAAATATGCGATCTGGTTTGGAAAGCGTTGCATCTTTATTCGCTTCCCTAGGCGGTCCCAATTCTCCTGCTACTCTCGCGAGACACAGAGCTACCAGAAAAGCTAATGCAGCTCGGCGTGGGCGGGAGGCTCTTCGTCGGGCAGCTGCGAAACTCAAGATTCAGCGGGTGCGTCAGAGCGTCGCGCGTCAGAGTGTAGCGCGGCGCCAGCCACCAGTCAACATCAATACACACCTGAAATCTCTCATAAATCAGGCTAATAAACTTTACCTTAAACCAGGGTCAGTGCCTAAGTATTCTAAATTAAGAAATGAAATTATGAATATTTTGGAGAGAAATAACAAGACGAAATTTATGAAAAATGTGCTTGCAAATATTGAATTAAAGAAGAATAATTATTTTAGGCAAGAAACCAATGTTTTCAATAAAGAGGGGAAGTTCAACTCATGGCGCGGACGCATAGCCGTCAGGCTTGGGGGGAAACCCAGGATTAGTGAAATACAATATAAAACACCTTCTCCCAGAAGACCATCACCCGGAAGAACACCTGAATTTATATCAAAAAATAGAAAAGCATACAATAATTTAATGCGAATGGCAGCATCAGGCAAGTTTTGAGCCCCTCAGGAGGATGCGCATTTCTGTAGTCCACGAAAGGCTTGACGTTTTTCCTTGGAAGCATCCACACGGAGCCGTAATTTCCAACAGGTGCTCCTCTTCACGATCGTTAAATACATGTAGACCTGCCGTGTGATAACTGAGTTCTATAGGTCTCCGGATAATATGAAACCCTGGGATGCGAAATATATGAAGTGATTTTGATTCTATATTATAAATAATCCCATCATGAGATTTGAGGAGCCACCAAAGACGGAATGACTTTGCCTCGTTTATCTTTTTTGGAGGAATTTTGAATGCTAATTGAACATCTATAGACGGCTCTGAATGTTCAATTATCCATCTAATAAGATCAGTTGGAAGGTTCTTCCACATATTAAATTAAATTTTTTAATTTTTAAGTTGCCAATAACACCTGACCGGTGATAATTTTGTATTGGTTAATAATAACATGATATTTTCCTACAGAGGAGCCGTAACCCTTATGAAGGTCCTGCTCTTGCCGACACCAGGTCCCACTCCTGCAGGTCTGGGGAAAGAATGGGTTCGGTCCGCCGAGATCATCGCAAAGAAATCAACCACGCCCCTTCACCAAAAGTCCCATTTAAGAGCCCTAATTAATGAATATAACCGCAGGCGCAAGATGCCTAAAAAGATGAGGCTTTATCCGGCAGGTTCCCGTAGTAGCAAGGGCATCTTGGCCTCCAAGGGTCGCCGCGCCAAGATGATGCCTTTTGGGACGTGGTACTTCAAGTCTGTCTAACCTGAGCACATGACACACGCCTCGGGGTTTTCACGCGAGCACGCGAGGATCTGCTCCTGAGTCGGCTTCTGCGCGACGGGCACCGTCACTTGTTGTGCCTTTGCCTTTGAGCGAGTCCGCAGGTAGTACATACCCGTCTTGAGCCCCTTACTCCAGCCGTACATGTGCATGCTCGAAAGCTTTGCCAGTGTGGGGTTCTCCATGAAAATGTTGAGCGATTGAGACTGGTCGATGTAAGGTCCTCGATCGGCGCTCATGTCAATAATAGACTTTTGAGAAATCTCCCACACGGTGCGATAAATCTCTTTGAGGTTGTCGGGAATATCGAGCGTTTGAACAGATCCGCCGTTGCGCACAATCTCCGTCTTGATGTCCTTGTCCCACTTTCCAATCTTCTGCAAGTCGCTGACCAGGTGCTTGTTGACCATGACAAACTCGCCTGCCAATGTTCGGCGAAGGTAGATGTTGGTCGTGTACGGCTCAAACGCCTCGTTGTTCCCCATAATCTGGGCTGTTGAGGCGGTAGGCATGGGCGCAATCAACAGGGAGTTGCGAAGACCCCACTTGACAATACGGTCTTTGAGGTCATCGAAACCGTGATCAGTCTTGCCCCACAGGTCAAACTGAAGCTTCTTGTCGTGTGCGGGAGATCCCTTAAATGTCTCATAAGGTCCCTCCTCTTTTGCGAGCAGACACGACTCTTCGAGAGCCGCAAAATATATGATGGAGAAGATTTCCTTGTTAATCTCACGAGCCGAGACAGAATCGAACGAAAGACCGAGCATCATGAAAACATCAGCGAGACCTTGGACCCCAATACCGATAGGGCGGTGACGCATGTTCGACTTGCGAGCCGCCTCGTTTGGATAATAATTCTTGTCGATTACCCGGTTCAGGTTACGCGTAATGACTCGAGTCACTTGGGCAAGCTTTTGACAGTCAAATTCACGACCCGTCACAAATGAAGGCAGGCAGATGCTCGCCAGGTTGCACACAGCCGTCTCATCTGGACCACTGACTTCCATAATTTCGGTACAAAGATTGCTCGACTTGACGACGCCGATATTCTTCTGGTTTGACTTTTCATTGGCGGCATCCTTGTAGCACATGTAGGGGGTTCCAGTCTCCACCTGGCTCTTCAGGATTGCGTCCCAAACTGTGCGCGCCTTGACTTGTCGCTTGAAACGCCCCTGTGCCACGTACATACGGTACAATTCGTTAAAAGCCTCGCCGTACACATCAGGCAGTCCAGGGGATTCGCTTGGGCACATCAGATACCAATCCTCGTCCTTTTCAACCTTTTGCATGAAGAGGTCGGGGATCCACATCGCCGTGAAAAGGTCTCGGCAGCGCATCTCATCGTCCCCCTGATTCAAACGCAACTCCAGAAACTCCATAATGTCAGAGTGCCAAGGCTCGAGGTAGATTGCAAAGGATCCCTTTCGCTTCCCGCCACCCTGATTCACATACCGGGCTGTGTTGTTGAACACACGAAGCATGGGCACGATCCCGTCAGCTACGCCATTCGTCCCCTTGATTGGTGAACCGTTCGCTCGGATGTTCGAGCAGTGAATTCCGATACCACCAGACCACTTGGAAATTTGAGCGCACTCCTTGAGCGTGTCGTAGATGCCCTCAATCGAGTCATCCTTCATGGCTACTAGGAAACAGCTTGACATCTGTGGGCGAGGCGTCCCCGCGTTGAAGAGAGTCGGGGTCGCGTGCGTGAAGAACTTTTGGCTCATCAGGTCATACGTCTCCCGGGCACGGGTGGAGTCGAGTCCGTGTATACCGATGGACACGCGCATGAAAAGGTATTGAGGAGTTTCATTGGTGTTCAGGTAGCCCTTTTGGAGGGTCTTGATTCCGAAATATCCAAAGAGGTAATCACGTTCGGGAACAATCCACGAGTCGACGTCGGCTGGGACGCTCTGACAATACTCGGCTGATACGATACCCTTGGTGTACAGGAAATCAGTACAATCCTGGAAAGACTTTGGGCACGTCTTCTGAAGGTTTGAAACGGTCACGCGCATCGCCAGAGTCTCGTAGTCAGGGTTCTCAGTGATCATACCGATTGCCACCTCGGCTGTGAGGTTATCAATCTCACTCGTAGAGATGCCGTCGTACATGCTCGTGAAAACCTTCTGAGCCACCTTGTCTGGTTGGACATTCAAAGGTGTGAATTCTGGTGCTTGATTTAGTTTTGAAATTCTCTGAGTAACTTTGTCAAATAGCATCTCGACATTATCACCAGAACGCTTGACAACCTTCATTGTAATTTTCACGTTTGTTTTTTTTATGTGCATATGTAAATGGAGACTTATGCTCTCAAGCCAATCCGTCTTTCGGTCGGAACGCCCCTGGGTGATGCATTCTTTTCAGAGTTTAACCGAGGGGGAATCCACTCGAACATTATTTCGAGCATCAAGGCGAAGACTGGGCTGTCTATTTCCAAGCAAAATGATACTGACCTCCAAGCTCTGATGCGTGTGGTTTACACAGATCTCGTCAGAGATCCAAGCACAAATGTGCGTCAGCAAGTTTCCGCTATGAATGCCGAGGTTGTGAAGCGCGCACTTCCCACAATCTCAACTGGTTTGCTGCAACAGGCCGTCTATCTGCGTGATATTAGCTCAAACCCAGTACCTATGGCTGCACCCACCAACACAAGTACATATGGTAACAAGCTTCCAACAAATTTTAAATTTGGTATATTCTAGGAATGGCGTTCTTTGATGTTATTGTGATTTGCATCGCCTCGTGTGTGGCGCAGTGGATCGTACAGTGCATAGCATGGGTTTCACAGATGGGAGCATGCGCAAACAAGCCAGTAGGTGAAGAACTGGCAAAGTGTGGGTGGATTTTTAACGGAATTTCAGGAACTATTAATTGTATAATTTGCATATATGCCGTGTACCGTATGATGCAGGCGATGAAGAATAATGTTTAAACTTAGTAGAGATGCGCGCACTTGATGACATCATCATAGGTTTTCTCATATTTTTTATAATTGAACGCAGTATCAGTCTATTCAGCAACGCAATCATAGAACCATGGGTGGAGAAACGAACTGAAAATCCCAATGTGGTTGAAAACTGGAAGATTGGTACAGAAATTGGGTTTCTGCTTTTTGCTGTGTTAATTGTATTCAAGTTTCGAGGGGTTCTTCAGAAGCTGGACACCAGATAGAGAGTCAACGCATAAAATCATTAATGAATAGGTTTCGTGATGAAACTGCTACGATGTGCAAACAGAAAGGGTGGGACAAAGCGCACGTCAGTGTCGTCTGGATGTTGCTTAATGAAGAAATGGGAGAATTGGCATCTTCAATTAGACAAAGTCAGCGGATATACAAAAAGACCGGACTCAAAAAGGACAGGGGTACAGACGTTACTATGGAAATGGGGGATGTCTTCAGCTACCTCTTCCAGCTGGCTCATATGCTCAACGTCGACCTGGATCAGATGTGGGAACTTCACAGGCAGAAGATTAAAACAAAAACTTACAAAGAAAATGTAGCTACTTAATAATAGAATGGCATCGACTCTTATGATTGATGACCGTCTTCAGATTGACAAGTTCAATCCCACTACATGGACTGGTGATTTCGGAATCAACTCAAATGGATTCCGAAAGGACCTTTTTATGGATGGCTCATACGTTACCGGCATCGATGAGACCCCTATGCAGGTGAATGCAGTCATTCCAGTCATGAACAGTACGGACACAGCGGGAAATATGTACTTAAAGACCGCAGCACCCAGTGTTGCGCCTTATAACCCATTTCCTGCGCGCAAGTTTGAGTACTCGGACGGACGCGTGACGTGGCGCCGCCCCCAGCTCCCATGGAGTTGGGAAACTGGGTGCTCAGTCGGTGGGGCAGGCTCTTCAAAAGATATCAATCTTCTTTTGATTCTTTTGATTGCCGTAATTCTGTTTTATTTTTTTGGACGGATGAAGCTCAAGTAAATAGTTCCAAGTCTGACTTGTCCTCGTGGAGCGTGAAATAAGTTGCTGCGCAACTTGAACATAATTAAATTTTCACAACTTTCAAAGCCTCCACCTTGGGAAGTTTCTTGGCGAGTTCCTCCCGAGCAGCCAGAATGCGCTGTTCCAACATCGGACACGAGTGAGCCTCCGAACGGATGCACCCAGCGCAGCACTGCATCTTACAATCCCTGCACGTCAGAAACTTGTTCTTGTGTTTGCAAGGCATCGTCCTTAATATCATAGGAGATTTCTTCTCTAACCCACGGAGAAGGTAGTTCATCATCCCGAATCTCGCACAGACCGTGGGTCCGACCAATAACTATACGGTCCCACGCTTTTTGCATTGCTGGGAGGTTTGTAGCAAACCACTCACGATCCCTTTTGACTCGTACGATGACAAACTCCTGGGGTTTATCATCCACTTGAGGCTTGAATTGAATGAAATCACACTCCTCCAGATCCGTAATCTCCAGTTGGAGTTGAACTTGGGGCAGGTAATGTTTAGGAACTTTAGCCTCAATTTTACGGGTCAAAGGACACTTGATTTCTATGAGAAGACCATCCTCTGTGACTCCGTCAGGTGATGCGCCAAGCCATGGATATGTTCTGTGTTGTACGAGACCAATTTCGTGAGACTTGCGCCCTGTCATTTCATCGTACAAATCCCGTACAAAAGGCTCAAGGAGCGTCCCGTGTTGCGTGGCTGCATTTCCCGCCCATTTTGTTTTAAGCACTTTCTTTTTGATAAATGCATCAGTACTTTCATAATGGTTTTCACCAATTGCACTCGCAACATCACTCGCCGTAATCATATTATCACGCAGATCTAACCATTCCTGGGATCTTTGTTCTGCGTACTCAGCCGCGAGGAGTTCTCGCGCACGAATCAGTACTCGGTCCATTGACGGGAATCTTCTTATTCTTAAAACGTGGATCAGTCTTAAGTACAATCTCTGCAGCATTTTGCTCAGCTTGCTTTTTTGTTGTTGCGAAACCAGAACCACAATCCATCCCATCCACCACCACCGTGATGAAAAACTGCCCATTCACCTGACTCACGAGTCGGTAATCAGGCAGGGCGTACTTGAGCGCCTGACACCAACGCATAAGTTGATCCTTGTAGTTATCATCAACCAGTGATGTCTGAACCTTTGTGAATGAATTGAGGATGAAATTCTTGGCGTGAATCATCCCGAGGTCCAGGTAGATGGCTCCCACGACTGCCTCAAATGCATCCTCCATGATGTGTTCATTCGTGTTCCAGCCATTTCGCTCACCCTTTTCATCCATCAGAATAAGCTTATCAAGACCAAGCACTTTGGAAATTTCACAAAGAGTTTTACCACGGACCATCTTGGTTCGCGCCTTGGTAAGGAACCCCTCCTGTTCCTTTTCGTGAAGATCAAATAAGTGTTTTGTTATGATGAATCCAAGTACAGAATCACCCATAAATTCAAGAGTTTCATAAGAACCTGTAAGACCCGCGTACCGCTTCAACGCGCTTTTGTGAGTGAAAGCCCGTTGATACAGTTCCATATTTTTGATTTTTGTTCCGACGAGCGAATTTAGCATCTCACGCGACAAGCCGGGAATAGTTTCCATGTTTATGTTATATTACACACAAGGTTTAGTTTTAAGCCAAACGGATTCAGGCAGTCGTCGGCTTTGCCACCTTTGGGCGAACCTTCTTCTCCTTTGGGGCGGCAGCATCGGTTGAGGTTGCTGCCACGATTGGGGTGTCTGGAACCTTCTTGGCACGAGGCTTCTTCTCCATCTCCTCCTTGATGTAGTGCTTGCTCAGATAGTGCTGCAGGTTCAGGAACGTCAGCTGAACACCCTCTGGAACCTCCAGCAGAGACTTCAGCTTATCATCGAGGCTAATCTTCTGCCCCGCCTTCAGACCGTTCGTCTCAAAGTACTTGTTCATGTGGTTAGATACCTGGGAGCGAGAGATCATATCCTCGGGACCCAGGCTCAGGAAGGTGCGCAGAGCATCCGTCACCTTCTGGGGCTTATTGAAACCGTTGTTCTTGGTGCGAGCCTCCTGCTTCTCACCGGTAGGGTCCTCAATGTGCTGGCGAATCTTGCGAATCTCCTTGCGCACAGCCTTGAGCTCCTTCATCAGGGCGTCGAGAGTTACGGGGGCATCGGTGGTGGTAGCCATCTTATACTCTACACACGAGACAGGGCTTTAAGTGCTATTGCTGCGAGTAGAATCATGACCAAAATCACGAAACCTTTGAAAAAAATTTGCCAAACCTTCTCGTCTTCGGGCTGTGGGTTAAAAAACGGCGCAGACCCCTTTATTTCTGAAGGTTTGTCACTCTGTGGTAAATTCACATTGAAACCTGGAGGCAACGAGCCGCCCCCAGATGGACGAAAGTCTTCACCGAAAATTGGGTACGGACCGACATTTTGACAGGCGGGAATGCAGCACCCGAGATTGCATGGATACACCAGACCGTTCTGTCTGTTTATGTACCCACAAATTGAAGTTGTTATATCCAGGGGATCGGTCAAACACTGACACCCTGAATTTACAAATTCTGCACTGCATGCGCTCATCTAACATTAAAGAATATTTTTGTTTATAATACAATGGAGTACGGAAAGCCCCAAAAACTTCCAGATGGTCGTTATTTTTTGAAGATTAATGGATCTCGTCATCAGGTGAATGGCGTGATTCTACAAGACTTGCTGACATCCAAGTCAGTCAACTTCAAGATTGATGACTCTAAATTGTTTGCTACTATTGATAACGAGCTACTCTCTCAGGCGAAGGAGTCTCGGGTTGAGTGGTTCGGCAAGGAGCTCAGTGACGAGACGATCGCCAACGCCTTCCAGGAGAGCGTCACGGACGGCGTCCTCAGTGCATCACTGGCAACCGTCAAGGGTGAGGTGGTCACCATGGCTTTCGACACCCAGAAGAACTCGGTCGATCTCCAGGAGGTTGCGACAGGTTCAAAGTGCGATGTACTTCTTGAGCTCTCAGGTCTGTGGTTCCTGAAAAAGTCCTTTGGTCCCATCTGGCGTGTGGTTCAGGTGCGCGTGCGCAGCGGTGCCGCGAAGCCGACTTTCCCCAAAGAGTACCTGTTCGCCGACGATGCCGAGGAGGAGGATGAGGACCCAGCTGACTACCTGGACTGAAAGACTTTGAGTCCAGCCAAAAAAATATCACCAACTTATAATAATGAATCGCAAGGGACTGGCAATCATGGTTCTGGCGGCAGTCATCCTCCTGCTTCTTTTTGCCCCCACTTGCCGCACCAGCTCATATGCATCAGCTCAGCCACTTGGCTTTAACACTATAAATGATGGCACCGCTCAGAATCAATCTAAAACCGGCATGGGTTCTCCCTACTCAGGAGGTGCGGCCGGCGGCAGCTCAGTGTCCTCTGCCAGCCTGATCCCCCGCGACGTGGTCGCCACCGAGGACTTTGGTCAGTTCAGCCCAGACAAGATCCTGGGTAACCAGAACTACCTGGACCCCCGCAGCCAGATCGGCTACCCAGAGACCATCGGCGGCGTCCTGCGCAACGCCAACCGCGACTTCCGCAGCGAGCCCCTGAACCCCCGCACCCCAGTCAGCATCTTCAACCTCAGCACCATTCCCCCAGATGTGATGCGCCCCAAGTTTGAGATTGAGCGCGAATATCAGTAAATTTCGAGAGGCTTAAAAAATAGACCATTTTAATTAGAAATGGACTTTAAAAATGCTACGACTGAGTGGATCTCTATAAAGACCCAGCTCGCCGCAGCTCGCAAAGATCTCTCAACGCTCAATCAGCGTGAAAAGGAGCTTCGCGAGTTTGTGACTAAACACATGGGGGAGAACAAAATTGACACCGTGAATGTCCAGGACAAAGTTAAGGTTAATTTCAAGCTTAAAACTGTCAAGGGTAGTATCACAAAAGACGTTATCAAGAGGGGTTTGACCACCTTTTTTAGTGGAAACGAGGTTCAGGTCGAGGGAGCTTTCAACGCCATCCAGGACGCAGTCGACGTCAAGGAAGTTGCGGGTGTTAACGTATCTGGTATCAGTAAGCTCCTGTCTTAGAGAGACTGAACGTAACTACAATAAGACGAAATGGGTATCAACGATGAATACTCACGCGATGCGTACAATTTTGAACAGTCGTGGGATTCGGATGATTTAGATGATTTTGACAACGAACTTGACCCTGAAGATTGGGAAGCTTTGTATTCAGAGGAGATTCACGACGGTTGGAGCATCTTCAACGAGTACGTTGCTGACAACTATTTGATGCTCAAAAGTAGTTGCAACTATACAAAGTTTGTTGAACTTTTGATGAAACCAGAACATTATTACTCGGCAGATCCGTCTCCACATGCTATCCGTGCATGGGTATCACTCAGGAGGGTTCGAATTGTAAAAGAACGAGTCGATCCTGAAAGTTTCTACAAGTGGTTCGATATTAATGTAAACCTATAATAAATGATTGATATTACATCTCCAAAGGTGTTTACACCAGCACTTTTGTTTGCAATCTTAAGCCCTGGACTCTTGGTGGGAATCCCACCCGGTTCAGGTCTTTTGGTTCAGGTGTGCATGCACGCCCTCCTTCTTTGCATATTTAATTACCTGATTATCAAGTTTGTGTTTAAATTCAATATGACAACCGCTGATATCATCGTCCCAGGAGTGCTGTTTGTGGCACTGACCCCAGGGGTTATTTTAAGCATTACTTCGGGACAAACCGCAGTCGGTATTCATGCCGTTGTATTTTCTCTTTTTTATGCATTACTTCGCGGACAGTTTCCAGAATATTATTAAACGGAACTCATAGAAGATGGTGAAAAACCTCGTTATAGGTCCCGGGGCTATGGGGTATTTCATGTACCTCGGAGTCTTGTCCAAACTCAAACAAGATGGTCAACTTGAGGGTCTCGAGGAAATTTCAGGATCAAGTGCAGGTGGTATGGTAGCCTTTACCTACGTACTCTCAAATGGAAATATTCCAGCTATTCTCGACTATTCACTGTCTGTTCCAGTCGGAGACATAATGAAACCAAATATTAAAAGTCTTTTGAATAATTACGGACTTGTTTCATCTAAAAAAATTCGAAAAGCTCTGGCAGAAATGTGTAAAAAATTTACAGGAAAGGATGACCTCACATTCAAGGAACTTTACGAATTGAATCCAGTGAAACTTCACATATCGGCATATTGTGTGGATTTCATGAAGACCATTTACTTTAATATAGATTCTACACCTAATATGAGTGTTCTCGACGCTGTTTCAGCCACAATAGCTGTTCCATTTTTATTCGCACCCGTAAAACTCGGTGATGGATATAATTACGTGGATGGTGCGACGGTAGAAACTACTGCCGCAAGTCCATTCGTGGACCGAAGAGACACGTTAGCTCTCAGAATTGCGTGGGGACGTCTCTCCGATGTGAAGGATCTCAAGAGCTACGCACTCAGTGTTTTATTTTCTACTATGAAAATGCGGCACGTCTATGCAGTCCCAACCCATGACATAGATATTCCCGATGATGACATATATGATTTTAATGCATCAAATGAGAATAAACTGAAAATGTTTATGATTGGTCTGTCCCAAAATTTTTCAAAGTATATAGTATATGAACACCCTATCTCTCACTCGGAGGTCTCCGAATAGGTCCCCGAACCGGTCCCCCAACCGGTCTCCCAACCGGAACAACAACGGGCGCCCTCGCCTTCGTGAGGGGCAGGTCCGCCGTATTGTTGCTCTGATTATCACGCTTGTGGTTTTGTTGTATCTTAATAACTATGTCATGGGAATGTCTGCCGGGGATGCACTCAAGGTGCGCCGTATGACCCTTAATTCCTTTTTAAAATTCAAAAATATAGTCCAGTCATCCTTTGCAGGATATGAGGGTGTCATAGAGGCGGGAGCCTCCTCTATCGTAGCTGTTCTTCACCGTAAGTTTCAGACGGGCACCTTGCGTCCCAATGTTGCAAACCTGGCAGTTGGAACTGTAGCATTCACTGTGAGTTATCGAGG